AAACGTTGCCGAGACCTGTAATCGACCGACAGGGAATCATTGACGCGTGGAAGGGTTGCATATGAAGATACTATATGACGAGCCGCTAAGAAAGCACACGACATATAATTTCGGCGGCAAAGCTGATGAGTATTTTATTGCGGACACAATAGAGGACTTGAGGACGGCGCTTGACATGGCGGAAACATACCCTATATTTATCATAGGCGGCGGATCTAACTTGATAGCGACAGACAAGGGCTTTCGGGGCGTGGTGATCGAGCCTGCATTTTGCTCAATATCTGCAAAGGGAACGCGAATGATCGTTGATGCAGGGGCTACGGTAAACGACATGATTTCATTTGCAATGGCGAACAACCTAAAAGGCATCGAATGTATCGCAGGAATACCCGGACGATTGGGCGGACTGATCGCTATGAACGCAGGATACACAAAACCAATAAGCACGATTTTGAAAAGTGTAACAGTGATGGACTATGACGGTAATATTTCAGTAATGTTACGGGATGATTTACAATTCGGTTTTAGAAGCAGCATATTTCAAAAGAAAAAACTGATCGTTTTACGGGCCGAATTACAGCTTGAAGAGGGAGATTGTCGGGGCGCAGTGTCTCGATACCTTACAAGGCGCAGACTGACACAACCGATTGAATACCCTTCTTGCGGTTCGGTGTTCAAAAAGGAAGCGCTCAAAGAGTTTCAGGGATACGGGAATGATCGCGCGATAGTCAAGGGGTCATACATAGTCAATCTTGGACATGCAAAAGCATCTGACGTGCTGTGGATCATAAAACACATACAGGCAAAGCGGCACGTAGAGCTAGAAGCTGAAATCATAGGAGAAGAATGATGTTGAGTATTGTGATTGCCTTCAAAGGCGACAACGGGCTACGCACACAGCAAAAGACATGGACGGTCAACCGGTATCGAAAGATGTTTCCGGATGCCGAAATTATCGTATCCGAAGATAAGAAATCCAAAGGGAGGGGCTGGCAGGGATTCTGCAAGAGCAAGTATATTAATAGTGGCGTTCGGAAAGCGACAAATGAGATCGTACTGATTGCTGACATTGACGTGGTGTTGCCTAAAACAAGTATACTACGAAGCATCAAAGAACTATCCGAACACAAATGCGTGATACCTTATTCGGCTATATATCATCTGACCGCAAAAGACAGCGAGAGAATTTTAAGCAAGAAATCAAGCGCGAAGATGCCACAGATTGTATATGACAGACAAAAGAAAGTCATCATTGAGGACAGGGCGCAGGGACTATGCCTGGTTAAGAAAAGCACGTTTTTTGAAGTTGGCGGATATGATGAACGCTTTGCCGGATGGGGGTCAGAGGACAGCGCATATCTAAAGGCGATGGAAACGATGACGGGCAAGCCGGTACACATACATAAAGGGGATGCGTACCATTTGAAACATCCAATAGTTAAAGATAGACACAAGCTAAGAGATCAGAACGTTGGAGAGCTTTTGGATTCTTACCGGAAAGCAGAGGGCAACAAAGAAATGATGAGGAAAGTAATATGGAAACAGTGATTATTATACCTGCACGAATGGGGAGCACGCGATTTCCCGGAAAGCCGTTGGCGAAGATCTACGGGAAAGAAATGATCTTGCACGTATGTGATAGGGCGCGTCTTGCATGTCGCGCCATTGTTGCGACTCCTGACATCGAGATATTCAATGTTATTAAAAATGCCGGATATGACGCTATTATGACCGGAAATCACATAACCGGCACGGACAGGGTCGCAGAGGCAGCACAGTTTTTTGATGCAGACATTTACATAAATGTGCAAGGTGATGAGCCGCTTGTGTCTTATGATGACATTATAAGTATTTACAATGCGAAAAAAGAGTATTACAATGATGTTATTGGAAGCATGAAACACATATTGCCATATGATAACGGCGAAAATGTTGTAAAGGTTACAACAAAGGATGAATATCTTGTTGATATGACGCGCAAAGGATCTGGATTATTCGGGCAATGCGGACTATACGCATTTAACAGGGAAGAACTAGAGGCGTTTGCAGGATATGTTGACAAGAAAAAATCACTCAAAAGACATGAAAATATTGAACTGATGAGGTTTGTCGATATGGGTTACAAGGTGAGAATGGTCACTATTAAAGGGGGCATCGCGGTAGATATGCCGAGAGATATACAAAGAGTCGAGGAGGAAATCGAACATGGAAGAGAATAAGGATATTGCTGGGGCAGAGAATCAGCAGGAGCCGAACAAAGATGAAGCAATCACGATGACACGGGCAGAACTTGACAAGCAGATTTTATCTGAAAGTGACAAGAGAGTCGCACAGGCACTCAAGACACACGACGAGAAAAAGGCAGTTGAGTTTGAGAAGCGCCTCGCACAGGAAAAGAAAGAGGCCGCAAGGTTGGCGTCATTGTCAGAAGAAGAACGACATCAGGCGGAATTGGTCAAAAGGGAAAGCGAAGCAGAAACGAGAGAGAAAGAACTCACAAAGCGAGAGCTTCATTTGGACGCGATCAAGATCGTGAACGAAAGAAACATCCCGGTGAGTTTTGCAAAGTATCTGCTTGCCGACAACGCAGCCGATACGCTCAAGAATATTGATGAATTTACGAAAGAATGGAAGAACGGGCTGGATAAAGAGGTGGAACAGCGTATGCACGGCGGAACGCCTGCTGCTGGGAAACCGGCCTCGAAGTCTACGGACATGAATGAAATCATTCGAGGACGCGCCCGAAAATAAAGGAGGAAAAACCAAATGACAAAAATAGCTGGCGAATATGGGGAGTATGGAACTCATTTGACTACCGAGTATGATGCGTATCCGCTTATACCGGAAACCGTATCAAAAGAAATCATGGCAGGAATCGTTGAGGCGTCTGCCGCATTGACATTGTTTGACCGTCTGCCTGACATGTCCTCGCGGACTCACAGGATGCCGATTCTGTCCACGCTTGGACAGGCCGACTTTACTTGCGAAACAACGAGCGATGACCTTACTGTTGGCGCAGATCAGCAGATTGACGATGCTCGTATGCTGGCCATTAAGGGTACACCTTACGGCACAGGCGATCCCGGTTACGTTCCCAACGAGGGCGCTCCTGGACTCAAAAAGACCTTGCAGATGGCATGGGAGAATGTATTCATCGTTGCCGAAACCATTGCAATCATTATTGCAATTCCTGACGATGTTCTTGCAGATTCTTCGTATGATATGTGGGGAGCCGTAAAGCCTCGTATCATCGAAGCATTCGGGCGGAAAGTTGACGGAGCATCCATCTTCGGACAGAATCGTCCTCTTACATGGCCTACGGGAATCGTGCCTACCGCGATCAGTCGCGGACAGGTCGTTGCAGCTGGAACAGGCGTTGATCTTGCCGTTGACATTTCAAACGTGATGGGAATTCTTGAAGAGTCTGGATACAATCCTGATGGATTCATTGCGGCACCAAACGCAAAAGCTCGCCTACGCAATCTGCGCGATGCGAACAATGCACCGATATTCACGCCCGGCTTGCAGCCTGCGCCCGATACCGTGTATGGAATGCCGATCTCGTATTTGAAAAATGGCGAATTCAATACAAATGTCGCGGCAATGATTGCCGGTGACACGAAGCAGGCGAAGTTTGCCATCAGAGAAGATATGTCCTTCCAGATATTCACAGAAGGCGTCATCTCCGATTCAGACGGTAAAGTAATCCTGAACCTTATGCAGCAGGACGCAAAAGCAATGCGCGTCGTAATGCGTATGGGTTGGGCAGTTCCAAATCCGATTCATGCGCTTAACGAAGATAGAACGGCTTATCCGTTTGCACTTCTTACGCCTTGATGAATCACAGTAATTGAAGCAGCCGGGCGTGAGTAATTTGCGCCCGGCATACTATTAAGGAGAAAAGTATGAGAGTCAAGATGTTGAGACGTACCTATACCGCAGAGCTTGGATTTATGAATGCAGGCGAAATCATGGAAACAGACGACAAGACGGCGGATCGGTGGATCAAAAAGGGGCTTGCTGTTGATGTTTCGGTCGAGGTCGAAAAGCCAAAAAAGAAAGCCAAAAAACCGGAAGCGCCGCAAGAAGATTTCGGAACATTTACAGAAGATGATTCTGTAATGCCGGATACAAGAACGTATGCTGATCTTCTTGACACGGCTCACGCTATAGGGATTGACGTTCACGGACGCCCGAAAAAGGCAGACCTGATCGCTATGATCGAAGAGGGAATTGAAGAATGACAGACGCACAGCGCAGAACCAGACTGATAGCATGGGCGAAGGATAAGTGCCAGAACGCTGACATCACGGATGAGCAGCTTGAGTTATTTCTGGAACAGGCTATTCCTTTTTCCAGTACCAACACGGGCAAGACGAGCGAAAGTCTTGGCGACTATTCGGTTAGTTTTAATACGGACTTTCCTCCGTCAGTTTTGCGCTTGCTTTTGCCTTACAATCGGGTGAAGTTTATATGATAGAAAAGATTAGCGGTTTTTATACAGACGATGTTGTTATACAACGAAGCACGACCGTTCCAAACGGGATAGGCGGCTTCGTGACAACGTGGACTGACCATCTTGCTATCAAAGGCAAGATGAGGCCGCTATCAGGCAAAGAACAGCTAAGCGCAGACAAGCAGACGATATTCGCAACACATAAATTATATTGTGCGCTTGCAGACATCACGGAAATAGACAGGGTTGTTTTTGATGGTGATATATTCGAGATCAAGAACATTCCTCAAGATGTGATGAACATGCACAACCACTACGAGATTGATCTGGAGTTTGTAAAATGAGCATGAAATATACTTCCTTTTCTGACGAAGTAAAAAAGATGTTAAGCGAAAAGAAAAAGTCAGCGCTTGAAGAGATCGGGATTTTTGTAACAAGCGAAGCACAAGTAAGGGTACCAGTCGATACTGGCAGACTCAAGAACAGTCTTGATTACGAAGCAGGAAAAGAGGAAGTAACAATTGGAACGAATGTTGAGTATGCTCCGGAAGTGGAGCTAGGAACAAGCAAGAGGGCGGCGAAACCATATCTTGAACCGGCAGTGACAGATAACTGGTCGGACATCGAAGATATCGTGAAGGAGAAGTTCAGTGATTAAATTCAAAGCAAAGATATTCGAATTGCTTGGCACGGTTCTTCCGGTATACGACGCGAATAGCGTTCCACAAGATGCGGCGTTCCCCTATTGCACGTTTTC